TTCTAATGGAGGAAGTAGTTACTAATGGCTTACGATAAGAATCAAACCCAGAGCCCGGTACCCCTAAGTTCTAACGAATCTAGAAAAAGTGCAGATCTATTACCTAAGTATTTTAGAACAGAAGCAAATAAAAAAATACTTTCTAGTACTTTAGATCAAATGCTACAACCAGGTGTTGCAGAAAAAGTTGAAGGTTATTTTGGTAGAAAAACTGCAAAGAGTTTTAGACCTAGTGATACATATGTAGAAGATGTAAGCACACAAAGAGAAATAAGACAATTAGAACCTGCTGCTGTTGTCACTGATGATTTAGGTAATGTTGAGTTTTATAAAGACTATACTGACTATGTAAACCAAATTAAAAACTTTAATGGTACAACTAGCAACCATAGTTTATTAAACAGCCAAGAATACTACGCATGGAACCCTAACGTTGACTGGGACAAGCTAGTAAACTTCCGTGAATATTATTGGTTGCCTTATGGTCCTCAAACTGTAAATGTATTTGGTCAAAGCCAGGAAGTACAAAGTACGTATACTGTTACAGCTGAAGTGCAAGACGATAATACAGTATACTTGTTTTCGCCTCCAGGCTTTACTCCTAATCCTAGCCTTACATTATACAGAGGCCAAAAGTATATCTTCGAAATTAATACTCCTGGACATCCTTTTAGTTTTAGTACAAACTTAAATTTTGCAAATACTCCGTTTGAATTAACACAAACAGAGAACGGCGGTTTTTGGTTAGTAGGTACAATTGGCGGCGGTGAAAACGAAAGTTCTATCTATGTAGAAAATATGCGAGCATACGATATAGATGGAAATGAAATACCTCCTGCAAATATTGAAGAAGGTACACTTGAGTTTACAGTACCTTTTGAAGCACCAGAAAGATTATATTATGCAAGTCAAAACAGCATCAATACAAGTGGCCTAGTAAAAGTTTTTGATATTGAAGAAAATACAAAAATTGACGTTACTGAAATACTAGGCAAGAAAACATATAAGAGTGCTAACGGTGTTGAATTTACTAACGGTCTAAAAGTTGACTTTTTAGGAACAGTTGTACCTGAGCAATATGCAGAAGGCGCATGGTATGTTGAAGGTGTAGGAGATAAAATTAAATTAATTAAAGAAGAAAATTTAATTATTCCTGCTGTTTATGTTAGTGATGTACCTGTGCCATTTGACGAAGAAGGATTTGATAGATTTCCTTTTGAAAATGCAAACAGTTATGCAGGTCAAAAAGATTACATTGTTGTAAATCGTGCAAGCGCAGATAGAAACCCTTGGTCACGTCACAACAGATGGTTCCATAGAGATGTAATTGAGCAAAGTGCGGCATATAATGATGAGCCAGCAGTCATAGATCAAACATTTAGAGCAAGCCGTCCTATTATAGAATTTGAAGCAGGGCTAAAATTATACAACTACGGCACATTTGCAAAAAATGATATTGATCTAGTAGATACTATAACAACTGATGTCTTTAGCAACATTGAAGGATCAACTGGTTATAATGTAGATGGTGTTGACCTAGCACAAGGCATGCGTGTACTATTTACTGCCGATGATGATATACTTGTATCTGGTAAAATTTATACTGTAAACTTTATACAGATACAAGATAAAGGTAGAATTATCAGTTTATTAGAAACTGAAGATACCACTCCTTTAGAAAATGAAACTGTTCTTGTTACTAATGGTGAACAGTACAGAGGAACAACTTGGTTCTATAACGGAACGTCATGGAGACAAGGACAAAGTAAGACTGATGTAAATCAACAGCCTATGTTTGATCTTTTTGATGAAAACGGAATAAGTTTAGGTGATATTAATACATATCCGTCATCTAATTTTAGAGGTAACAAAGTATTTTCTTATGTGCAAAATGATCAAGAAGCAGATGACGCAGAATTAGGTTTTGGCTTAACTTATAGAAGTATTGAAAATCTTGGAGACATTGTTTTTAACTTTGATCTAGTTACAGAAAGTTATACATACCAAGCAAACAATACACTAGAAACTATTAATAGTAAAACAGCATACCTCAAACGATTTACTAGCTTAAATGATTTTGTAAATCAAAATGGATGGAGCAAAGGTAGACGTCTCAGTCAACAAGCAGTTATACGCCAATACATAGCAGGCGATCAACTTAATAATTTTGCTGTAGATGTTTTTGATAATAGTGGAACCTTATCTGATTTAGTTGTAAAAGTAATACTAAACAACGATATTAAAAAAGAGAATGTACACTATGTAAAAGATATTATTAACAGTATTGTTTATATTAGATTTAATGAAGACTTAAATGTAGACGATGTTGTACAATTAAAATGTTATAGCAGTGCAAACGCTAACGAAAATGGATATTATGAGCTAGCACATAACCTAGAAAGAAATCCTCTTAATAAAAATGTAAGTAATTTTACATTAGGCGAAGCTATTGATCATGTGGGCACCATTGTTGAAAATCTAAGAGAATATAACGGAAGTAAATTTCCAGGTGCTAGCAATTTACGTGATCTTGGCGATGTAGATAGATTTGGGCTACGCTTCGTTAAGCACAGTGGTCCTATCAATCTAGCACTATTCCATGTTACTGATAAAAATGCAAACATTGTAAAAGCTATTAGACATTCTAGAAAAGAATATGGAAAGTTTAAAAGATTATTCTTACAGGTTGCAGAAACACTAGGGTATGAAGGTCCAGTAAAAGAACATGTTGATAGAATACTTGCAAAAATAAATTCTGAAAAGAATGAAAGCATGCCTTTCTATTTTACTGATATGGTACCTATCAGCGGCGCAAGAAGAATAGAGCATCCTGTAAGAGCAAGTGATACTAATTTTTATGCATTAACTGAAGTATTTAATTTAGAAAATCTTTCACCTAAAGCAGTCCTTGTTTATCTTAATGGCACACAATTAGTACATGGTAGAGATTATACGTTTAATGATCAAGGATTTATTAATGTAACTGCTACAAAAACAGCAGGAGACTTGATTGAAATTTATGAGTACGAATCTACAGACGGTTGTTTTGTGCCAGCAACGCCTACTAAATTAGGATTGTATCCAAAGTATGAACCTATAATGTTTGAAGACAATACTTACCGTGAACCTTTAACAATAATACAAGGACACGACGGTAGTTTAGTAAGAGCATATGGTGATTTTAGAGATAATCTTATATTAGAATTAGAAAAAAGAATATTTAATAATATTAAACAAGAATATAGACCTAATATACTAGATATACATGATTTCTTAGGCGGTGAATTTAGAGATACTAAATTTACAAAAAATAATATAGATCGTTCACACACTGCTGATTTTATTGACTGGATATCAATAGCTGGTAATCCAGATTATACTACAACTGACTATTATATAGAAGGTGATAGTTTTACATATAATTACAGTTCTATGAGTTCGCCTAGCGGAAAACAACTACCAGGCTGGTGGAGACAGGTCTACAAACAAGCATATGATACAGACCGCCCACATACGCATCCTTGGGAAATGCTTGGTTTTACTATTATGCCCAAGTGGTGGGAAGAAGTATATGGTCCTGCTCCTTATACTCGTAGTAATACAATACTTTGGGAAGACCTAGAACAAGGGGTAGTTAGAGAACCAGGAGTACCTGTAGTCAGAATTACAAAATATGCAAGACCTGGATTGTTAACACATATACCTGTTAACGATAGTGGAACACTTTTAAGCCCGTTAGACAGTAACTATGCAAAAAATTATGTGTCAGGACCTACAAGAGATTTGTTTGTTTATGGTGACGGTAACCCAATTGAAACTGCATGGCGCAAGAGTGCAGAATATCCTTTTGCATTATTTACAAGCTGGATACTAAACCAGCCAGCAAAGGTTATCGGTATAGGTTTTGATATTTCGAGAATTGAACGTGATCTAGTAGGTAACTTAGTTTCTACAGAAACTAATAATTGTATTACACTTGAAGATATAGTATTTCCAAATACAACATTAGATAATGTAAGACAGGCTGCTAGCGGATTAGTAAATTTTGTTTATAACTATCTTGCTAGTAGTACTGTTACGAGTTACGAAAATTATCAAAGATTATTAACTAATATTAATAATAGACTGTCATTAAAAGTAGGCGGTTTTACAGAACAAGAAAAGTTTAAACTAATACTTGACAGTAGAACTCCTTTAAATGAAGGAAATGTTTTTGTTCCTACAGAAAACTATAAAGTATTTTTAAACACAAGCTCGCCGGTAGAAACAATTAGCTATAGTGGTGTAATAATAGAAAAAAGATCTAATGGTTATATTGTTAGGGGCTACGATAGAGAAAAAGCAACTTTTGATTATTTTGAAGCTGTTGTACAAACTACTGACCCTGCATTTAATGTAGGAGGAATAAGCGAAAGTTTTGTTGAATGGAGCGAAAGAAAACAATATGTTAAAGCACAAAATGTAAGATACAACGGTATCTTTTTTAGAGTAAAAGAAAGTCATGTTAGCACTACAAGCTTTGATGAAACTAAATTTGAAAGATTAGCTTCATTGCCTTTATCAGGCGGAAGAACTGCATTGTTACGCAGAAAGTTTACTAAGCGTGTAAAAACTTTACCTTACGGTTCTTTACTTAAAACAACTCAAGATGTAACTGATTTCTTGCTAGGATACGAAGCGTATCTTAAAGATAGTGGATTTAAGTTTGAATATTTTGATCAATCTTTAGGCCAAGTTAGCAACTGGCAATTGAGTGTAAAAGAATTTTTATTCTGGACTACACAAAATTGGAGTGAAGGAAGCGTAATCACTCTAAGCCCAAGTGCCAATGAACTAGAATTCCAAAGAGAGTTTTATGTAGTTGATGACATTTTTGACAAGTTTTATAATTACAGTTTGTTTAAAGCAGACGGGAAACGTCTAGATAGATCATTTAGCAGTATTGTAAGAGACAACGAAAATGTATTTGGAATAAGACCAAAAAATACAGAAGATGGCATATTCCATCTAAGACTTCCGCTTATACAGAGGGAGCATGCAATTATTCTTGATAATCAAACTGTGTTTGGAGATGTTATATACGATCAAGAAGCAGGTTATAGACAAGAAAGAATTAAGGTTACAGGATATCGCAGCGACGGCTGGACTGGCGGTTTAAATATTCCTGGGTTTGTATATGACGAAGCGATTGTCGAAGATTGGACTCCTTACAAAGATTATGGAATTGGTAGCCTTGTAAAATACAAAGAATACTATTATGTAAGCACAAGTGACCTTACTGGTGTAGAACAATTTAATGATAATGATTGGGAACGCTTAGATGAGCGTCCACAAGCTAAAATGTATCCAAACTTTGATTATAGAATCAATCAGTTTGCAGACTTCTACGATTTAGACAGCGATAATTTTGATCTAGAACAGCAACGTCATGCACAGCATTTAATTGGATATCAAAAACGTCAATATTTACAAAACATTATTAATGATGATGTAAGTCAGTATAAATTCTATCAAGGAATGATTGCTGACAAAGGTACCATTAATAGTTTGACAAAACTTTTTGATGCACTAAGCAGTGCAGATAAAGATAGTGTAGAATTCTATGAAGAATGGGCTGTAAGGACAGGACAGTATGGCGCCACTGATAACTTCAAAGAAGTTGAATTTATTATAGACGAGGATAAGATTAAGCTAGATCCTACACCTGTAGAATTAGTTTCTAGTATTCCTCCTAATGATACTGACGATACCTTTAAAATTATTCCTAACGATGTTTACTTTAGACCAAAAGACTATGATCATAAACCGTTTCCTATTACAGTATCACCCGAACAAGGCGTAAGATCAGCAGGATATGTAAACGATAGAGACGTAATGTATCGTGTTAAAGTAAAAGCAGATCTATTACAAAGTTTACCTGGTGCTATTGGAACAGACGAATATATTTGGATTTCAGGAACAACAGAAGATTGGGATGTTCTACAACATATCAATACAGATCTTAGAGTAACGAAAGTTGAAGGATTTGCATCTGAAGTTGATAGTATTGATAGATCAAGTACTCCTGGACTATATGTTACTCTAGATAGAACTCCAGATTTTCAACCAGGAGACATAGTAGGATTACAGAACATTGGACAAGGTAATTCAGGGTTTTATCTTGTACAAGCAGTAAGAAATAATGTACTAGAGTGTTTTGTAGCTGAAGATGTTACTATTACAGATAGTGACAACCTATACGGATATGTAAGCGTACTAAGAAGTGTGCGAGCAAAATCAGTTGAAGAAGCTAATGCAATACTAGAAAAATATAAACTAGACGATCAAATTATTTGGTTAGATGGAACTAACGAAAGCAACTGGAGCGTACTACAAAAACAAGAAATTTTTACAGACAACTTTGTAATAGAAAATCCTGTACCGTATACACTTGGTGATACTAATTTTTCAAGTGGTATTGCTAGCAGTTTAGGAAACAGAATTGTAGCAATAGGCGATAACGATGCTGATGACGGTGTTGTAAATGTTTATTCTAGAGATAGTTCTGCAAATGATTTAAGATTTGAAGAAACAATTAGACCTCAAACTGGAAGCATTTTTGTAACAAATGTCAACAAGGCATCGCCTGGTGTTGTTACATCACCGTCTCATGGACTCGTTGATAGCGATATTGTTAGATTTAAAGATTTTATATCCTTAGATGATGCTGGCAACAACATTGGTATGTTTGAACTTGATGATGTCGAAGCTTATATAAAAGTTTTAAATGATGATAATTTTGAAATTTATACAGATATAAATCTTACACAACCTCTAGATACAACTGGATTCACTACATTTAGAATTAATAGTGATCCAATTGCTCTTACAGGAAATATATTTGATTTAAAATCTAAGTTTGGATCCGATGTTGCACTAAGTCCAGACGGAAAGTTGATGGTAGTTGGCATTCCAGGAGCGCAGAATCCTAAAACTAATTTTAAAGGAGACTTTGCTACAACAGGACCAGTAGATGAGCCAGACAGAGACTATAAAGCAGGACAAGTTGTAAAGTATAATGAAAACTTCTGGAGAGCTGTGCGTAATGTACCTGCAGAAAATAATGCAGTAACCTTTAGTACATTTGATAGTTATGCCTTTTTAGAATCAAACTTTGGACCATTGCCTCAAGAAATAGTAATTACATTTCCAAAGAGAGATGAAGGTGAACCTACGGAAGTTTCAGAACAAATCGGTTTCTTTACAAAAGGTGAAATAGTAGTAGGAGAAACATCTGGAGCAACTGCGGTTATTACAGAAATTGAAGCACTAACAAACAACCAAGGTGCAAGAACAGGACAAGATCTAAGTTTAGGATTGTTGACTGAATTATTTGAACAAGGTGAAATATTGTTAGGTAAAGATTCAGGTGCAACAGGTGTTATTTTCAATATAGAAACAGGTGACACTGTAAATGTCAATAGTAGACAGTTAACTCTACTTTTACAAGGTCATCCTTATTTGCCAAATACAAAAACAGACCACATACTTGTAAGAGCACCGCTTGATCAATACAGAGCAACAAAAACACAAGATAAGATTGTTTTGAAATGGAACGAGTATACAAGCTTTAACAGAGAATTCGGCGAAAATGTAAGAAAAGACATTTTTCCTGATAATATATCTTTAAACAATAATGGCGCACCAGATAGTAGTGGCAATACGTATGTGCCACCGAGAGCAAGTTTCATTACTGGCGAGCATGAAATAATTCATAAAGTTGATCATGTACTTTACATAGAATCTGCACAAATTATTCCAGAAGAAGGTGATCTAATAAACTGTACTACTGGCGCAGCTAGAGTTGTAAAAGCTTTTACACAGTTTAGAAAGCTTGTGTTATATATCAATAATGTAAACGGGTCATTCCCATTAGAATCTATTGTTAGCAAAGAAGGTGTTGATATTGGTGAATATCTACAACCTAATTATGTAGATGATTCTAGACTCGGTGGCTTTTGGTATATTAATGCAGAATTAGACGGATATCAAAATGCAAACGAATTTGCATTCTTAAGCGATTTTGGTATTCCAGGATACGGCTTAGTATACAAAGATGTGTTAGTTTATGACGAAGATACAGACTCTTATACATCTAGTGACAGGTATTACTATAACATATTAGACAGTGTAAACGCTTATACTAACAAAGAAAGCGGACATTTCCAGATACTATCACACTTGGGCGATGCCTACGACAATGTTTCTGGTGTAAGAACTATTAGGGATAGTAGATGGTTTGTTCGTGCTCCTGTAGGCCTTGACTTACAAGATGGCGATACATTTAAAGTTTGGATAAACAACGAGTCTGATACAAGATCAATTGACTTGCTAGATGGACAGTCAGGTGAACAAGTCATTAGTAAAGTTAACACCAACAGCGAAAACGATCCAGACCATGTTGTCCATGATGTATGGGACGGATATATGGATATTCTACTTACATCAAAACAGACAGCTGACATTGATGTGCCTAGTGACGAAGATACTAGCACAGGTGACTTCTTTGAGCCGTCAGTTGGCGATTTTGTAGAAGATAGTATCACAGGTGCTAGAGCACAAGTAGTGCATTATATTAAAAGAAATATTGCCGACGCAAGGATTTATGTAAAAAATATTAGTATTCCAGGCACTAGAGGTTTTGAAAATAGAAACGATATAAGAGTAGATTTTAGACCTTACGGCGATGGCCGTCGTAAAATGGGTCAAATTGAAAAAGTAAGTATTGCTGGTGCAAATCATGATGTAAATCTAGGGAAATTAATAGTTGTTGCAGAAGGTGCAACACCTAAGTTTTATGAATCAGCACAGAATCCAAGCGGTCAAACACCAGAAGAATACTTTAACGCAAATCCTAGCGTATTCACTTTTGATCCACATCCAGACAGTTATGGTTCAACTGCTACTACAAAAGATTTAAATGTTTTTGCGTATGTAAACAAAGAATACTGGATTTATAAAGAAAAAACTGACGAAGCAGGAGCAAATTTACTTGCAAGCTATCCAAGCTCGACGAATAGAGACTGGTCGTTAGTGTATAACCTTCCATTACAGCAAGATTACAGTAGCGGTTATTATAATAACTCAGGAGCATATGCAGTTTATACCCGTGATGCAAACAGTTGGCAATTACGTGGTACATACGGAGTACCTGTTTCAGGGTTTTACAATAATACAACAGTTGAAGAACTTGGTAGACAAGTTGAAATTAGTCAAGACAACGACCTTTATAGGATTTATGTAAGTTCTAAGGACAAGGTTTTTGTTTTAAAACATGGCTTTGACGCAGATGGAAATCAATTCGAGTTTGCACTTGATATAGATCCTAGATATAGAGGCGAGTTTGATATTACAATTCCTTACACAAGAGGAGAAATTGTTAAGGATGCCAACGGAAATTTATACGAAAGCTTAACATTTAACTTAGGTGTTGCATTAACTAATCGTAACAAATGGACAACAGTAACAGAGCAAGTACAAAACTTATATTACATACCAAAAGATAGTGCTAATAATTTATACAACGATCAAGTGTATACTGCAGAAGTCTTTGGAGTTGATATAGACGACTTTTCACAAGACATGGCCGTTAGTGAAAACGGACAGGTTTTAGCTGTATCTATAAAAACGCCTGTAGGCGAGTCAAACATAAACGGCGTGATAACAATTGATCCTGACAATAAAGTATTAATATACAGATTAAACGAAAGTGGTAGATATGTGTTTAGTCAAAAACTTATTACTCCTACAAGTGGAACAGGGTGGGGTACAAGTATTGATCTTACACCAGACGGAAATGATCTTGTTGTAGGTGATCCTGGTAATGATACTGACGGGTTTGACACAGGTAAAGTCTATGTGTATACAAGAACTGGAACAAGTTTTGTTTTAAGTGAAACTATAAGCGGTCCAGTAACACAACTATCACAAAAATTCGGCACAAAAGTAAGTGCAACAGAAGACTATATAGGTATTGCAAGCTATAACGGCGACATCAAATTACCAACAACTTTTGATAGCAACGAAACAGTGTTTGACAGAGAGTTTACAGGGTTTGTTAAAACAACTACAGATAGTGGCACAGTAAGCATATACCAAAAGATTAAAGGTGCTTATGTATTCTCAGAAGAGCTAGAGTATGATAATGTTACTGACAGCAGATTTGGCGAAAATTTACTACTCAACAGAAACCATATCTACGTAGGTTGTCCGAGACTGGCAAGTGATGCTACAAACCTAGGTCAAGTTATAAACTATAAAACACCTAAAGGCACAACAGCGTGGACAGAAATTAGATCTCCAAAGCCGATTGTTGACACAAACAAAATTAAACAGGTATTTTTGTATGACACAACGTCAAACAAACTAGTACAAAGTTTAGATTATGTAGACGTTCTGCAAGGCAAGATTCCAGGGCCAGCAGATCAAGAAATTACATACAAAAGCTATATTGATCTTGCAAAGTTTAATGTAACGACCGATCCAAGATTGTTTAGCGAAACAAACAATTGGGAATCGGAGTATGTAGGCCGACTATGGTGGGATATTAGTACAGCAAGATTCAAAAATCATTACCAAGGCGATGCACTAGAACAGTCTACACTTTGGCATTCACTTGTACCTACATATAGCGTAGATGTCTATGAGTGGATTGAGAGTGATCTATTACCATCAGAGTGGGATGTAGTTGCAGATACTCCAGACGGATATGCTCGAGGTATTAGCGGACAAAGTAAATATGGCGATAATGCATACAGTCAAAAATTAACATATGATCCTGTTAGTAAGACTTTCGGAACCAAATATTTCTATTGGGTAAGAAACAAGTTTACAGTACCTAGCATTGAAACAAGAACAATCAGTGCAGGAGAAGTTGCAAACTTAATTAGAGATCCAAAAGGACAAGGTTACAGATTTGCAGCACTATTGAGTAATGATCGTTTTGTAATTTATAACTGTCAGAGCTTGTTTAAAGACAAAAACATTGCTCTACATGTAGATTACTTTACATTACCTAATCAAGAGCAAAATATACATACACAGTATCAAATCATTTCACAAGGACTTGACACAAGTGAGCCTAGCAGAGATATTGCACAAAAGTGGATTGATAGTCTAGTAGGTTATGATGTACAAGGAAGACATGTACCTGATTATAATCTTACTGTTAGAGAAAAATATGGTATTAACTTCCAACCAAGACAAAGTTGGTTTATAAACAGACAAGAAGCACTAAAGCAAGTAATTGATAGAGCAAACTCTGTTCTTAAAGATAATATTGTTGTAGATGATTTTAGTTTTAATAGATTAACAAGTAAAGAAGAAATACCTTCAATCTTTAAAAGAGAATATGATGTCGTAATTGATACATTGGATGACTTGCAATTTGTAGGTACTGCAAAGGCAAGACCTGCACAAATTGATTTAGTTATCAAGAACGGAACTGTTACCCGTGCAAGAATACTTGATAGAGGTAAATCATATAAAGATCTAAACGGCGAATTACAAGGACCTACTTATACAGTAATAGGAAAAGGTACTGGATTAGAAATTGCAACTACACTAAGTCCACTAGACGGAAGTGTAGCAACAGTTGAAGTTATAAACGGTGGCGAAAACTATGAGAGTGACACACAAGTTATATTCCGTAAATTAAGAGTACTTGTTCGCAGTGATGAAAGTGCAGAAGGCAAATGGACAATCTACGAATGGAATAACACTGAAGAAATTTGGGAGCGAGTTCGTGTTCAGGCATTTGATACTAATTTATATTGGGATTATGCCGATTGGTACGAAACAGGATTTAGTCAGTTTACAACAATTAACCATTTAGTAGATTACAGTTATCAGCTTGAAAACGTAGAAGACCGTATAGGCGATATTGTTAAAATAAGCAATATCGGCACAGGCGGTTGGCTGTTACTAGAAAAAATTGCAGATACTGGTAGTAGAAATTACACCGAAGACTATCGCACAGTTGGTAGAGAAAATGGTACAATTCAAATAAGTCCTAGACTCTATCTTGTAGGAGAAGGGTATAACGGTTTTGACGCTAGTGCGTATGACAGTAAATTCTTTGATGCAGAACCTACAACTGAATTGCGTAATATTTTGGATGCATTACGCTATGACATATTTGTAGATAACCTAAGAAAAGAATACAACGAATTATTCTTTGCTAGTGTTCGTTACGTTTTAAGCGAGCAACCAAATGTAGATTGGGTATTCAAAACAAGTTTTGTTAAAGCCAAGCACAATGTAGGTGAGTTAAGAGAAGATATTACATTCAATAACGATAACTTGCCTAGCTATAATGCATACATTGAAGAAGTAAAACCTTACAAAACAAATATTCGCGAATATCTAAGTGCATACGAAAGAACAGAAAACACCAATACACTTGTTACTGACTTTGATGTACCACCTATCTACGAAGATGGTGTAATTACTCCACCGAATCTAAAGATACGTGACAATCAATTGTTAGGAAGCTTTGGAAGACTAAGTTCTTACCCTGATAAAAATTGGGCCGATAACATTGGATACAAAGTTACAAGCGTAGACATCTATGATGCAGGATCAAAATATACATATCCTCCAAAAGTAATCTTCGAAGGTGGCGGCGGTTCTGGCGCTGCTGCAAGAGCATACATAGGTCGAGGAAGAGTTACAAAAATAGAAGTAACTAATCCTGGAGTAGGATACACAAGTGCTCCTAGAGTTATACTAGAAGGCAGCCAAGAGGACGGAGGCACTATTGCAATAGCTAGTGCTATACTAGGCGAAACACTTACAAAGTCTATACATGTTGCAATGAAGTTTGATAGAACCACAAGCACATTTGTATATGATGTATTACCAGAAGAAGAAATATTTGTAGGAACTGCATTTAAGTTAGAATATGATCTCAAGTTTCCTATGGATCTTAGATCAAATAAAATCGAAGTATTTGTCGATGGCGAAAAACAGCTATCGAGCAAATATACCTACGAAAACTTCAAAGATACTAGTAAGTCTTATACAAGGGAGCTAGGACGTATAGTGTTTACCACTCCTCCTGTGCTAGATGCTAACATAATAGTCAAATACCATAAAGATCCTAAAATGCTAAATGCTGCTGACAGGATCAATAAACTTTATGATCCTACTGCTGGTATGCTAGGAAACTACCTAGGTCAGCTCATGGAAGGTGTTGACTATGGTGGTGTTGAAGTAAGAAGTTTTGATTTTGATACAGAATCAGGTTGGGATACAGACGGTTGGTTTAGCTCACCTTGGGACACATACGATAATACTTTTGAAGATCACGTGTTCTATGCAGATGGCACTACTACAATGATTGAGCTAGACACTGCACTGGAAGAAGGCGTTGTATATAATGTTTACAAAAACGGTGTAAGGCTAGACGATCCTAACTATCCTGCTAACCCAACCAATCCAAATGCTATAATGACAAGCATTACGGGTGATGGCGAGCAAACACTAGTTAACATCGCAGAACTTGATATTGATTTGAACGACGGTGATATACTAATAATACGTAAGATAACAAGTGAAGGTATATTAGAACCAGATGCTGATAGTTATGATACAAGCCTAAGCGGCGGCCAATTAAACTACGGTAGCGCACAAGGTAAAGCAGCCGAAGATATTATTGTAGATGGTGACTTATTTGTTACACCAGTTACAAGCGGCGGCCCAGAAGAACTAGTTGCTGGTCAGGTTCTTGATGCAGTTGACATAAAAGTTTATGAGCGTGTTGGTGCAGGTGTAGGAACTATATACAGTCAAAACTATGTCACTGATGGCGTAACCACTGAATATGATTTAGGTGTATTCCCTAACAGCGACGATGCCCTGCTCGTAAAAGTTGGCGGATCACTTGTATCTCCGTTGCAGTACACAGTAGATGCAAAACAACAAACAGTAACATTTGATACTGCACCTACATCAGGACAATATATGACACTTATGTCATTCGGCAAAGGCGGACAAAATATTTTAGATATCGACACCTATGTAGCAGACGGTGTTGCAATATCATTTGAAACTAGCATTACCTGGTCAGACGAACTACAGTTTGTTACAACTATAAATGGTAAACCGCATGAAGAAGAAGTACTACGTGCTAGACAGAGTACAAACAACAAAGTGGAATTTGTTTTTGCACCAACAGCTCCTCCTGCAGGAACAACATTAGAGTATGAAATTTATAGTAATAAAGATCAAATTAATTATAGTAAAATTACTAGATCTACTTTTGATGCAGACGGTAGCACTCAATCGTTTACACTTCCTGTAACCCCGCTTTACAACAAGCCTGCAGGATTTTATACAATGGTCGGAGTTGACAACCAAATACTATCACCGGGTTATGCTATCGAATATATTATTGATGATCCTCTCCGCAGAGAATACGAACTAGAAAAATTCCAAATACCTATTTCTACTCTAGAACCTGCTCTGCTAGAAGTATATCTAAATAATAACCTTTTAGATCAAGGTACTCAATATCTTGTAAACATTGGTAACTCGAGCATTATACTTGATCCGGGTATCACACAAGAAGGTGACAAATTAGAAATCTTTACTATGAATATTGCTGATTATGTAATAAATGGCAACAATCTAACATTTAGAGGCAGTTACGGAGCACCAGCAGATCCGGAATACAACAATGGTGCAATCAGTGATGTTGTTGGCAACGGCAGTGATTTCTTCAAACGTGAAGTTACAGTCAATGGTGTAAGAGTTATGGGTGCTGGCACAGTAGGTGGACAAACAGCAGTTCCAGATGCGTGGTTAGAAAAAGTAGCACGTATGTTTGAATTGTTCTTAGATCCAAATGGCGCAGGTATTAACGAAGAATACCAAAGAAACTTAATCAAAACACTAAGTGGCGACACAGGAACTTATCACGCAGGCTTACCAACTATACAAAGAGTAGCAAGAGGCGCAGGAGCAGATTACTCTCCAAACTTCCTAACTGACCAAGGCGTTATTGATTGGAACCTAACTAACCTGTTTGATACTCATGTACAAAATGATATGGTTTGGTATTTGAATTCAACAGGCGATGGCTACGGCGATGGCGACATAGATGCACAAGAAGTTATTGAACACGTATTCCACACGCTTCATATGCACGGTTTACCTGCAGATGATATAAAATTATATCAGTTCTTAGCTGCTGACTGGCAGACAGGTGATTTGTATGCCGCAATGGAAGAAGCATACGATGCCGGCAAGTGGGATCCATCGGGTTATCTTGTTAATCCAGATGATTGGAAAACAATCGCAGATGCATTTGAAGTAGCCGCAAAAGAATACTTATACTTGTTGAATTTCTGTATGTTTGAATACACAGAATTATGGGACGGTGGAAGTCTTGCTCCAGAGTGGACAGATGATATGCGTACCCAAGCAGGTATTCAAGCAAATAACCCATTAGGTTATGCTTTCCACAATACGTACATTGCACCAGTTATTAGTAAACCATCACTTGCAACAATTAGAAGCATATTCCAAGATGGCAATACACCAGCACAGGACGATCCAAGTCAAGCAGGCGTATCAGGATATGTAGTTGATGCAGTAGTAGGTGGAGCACCAGCAGATGGAAGCAGCATAAGCATTTACACATTTACTAACCATGATGTGAATAACATGCAGAGATATAGTTATACTGCTGTAGCAAGAAGTAGTTTAACAGCCGGTACAGCAGAATTTAATAGCTACCATAGCATTAAAGGTGGTAAAATTCTTCTAGCACAACCAGCTGCTGCTGCACAGTATGTTGTTACATTTGTAAACAATGAATTGCTTCAGCCAAATGTCGATTACACACTCAGTGAAGATGGCAGAACATTGCTTCTAGAAAATGAATTACTAGATGATGATAAAGTCGATCTTATACATTTTGCTGCTCCAGTTTCGACACCGAGAATTGCTTGGAGACAGTTTAAAGATATTCTAAATAGGAATACTTACAAGCGTCTTGACAACGATTATGGTATAGAACTTGCTGAAGATCTAAATAGTTATGACCTAAGAATTAGTGTTGTAGACTCTTCTCAATTACCAGATCCAGATAGACGAAATAATGTCCCTGGTATAATTTTTGTTGACGGTGAAAGAATTGAATACTTTGTAAAAGATGGAAATCTATTACGCCAAATACGTAGAGGAACACTTGGTACAGGTATTAAAGATGTTTATCCTGCAGGAACAGAAATAGAACCAGCAGGTAAAGAGAAAAATATTCCTTACAGAGATCAAACACTTGTACAGAATTTTGTAGCTATAGAAGGTCAAACAGATTTTGAACTAGATTTTGTTCCTAATAGTGTTAACGACTTTGAAGTATTTGCAGCAGGAACTAGACTAAGAAAAACAAGTCTAGAAAAATTTGTTATAGGTGCAGAACTAGATTCTCCAGAAGGAGATGTTACTCTTGCTCCAGAATTTACATTAGACGGTAGTACACTAGTACTTGCAAATGCAATGGCTGACAAACAAAAAGTAACAATTGTAAGAAGAGTAGGACAATTATGGGGACCACAAGGTACTCCAATTAAAGATTTGAAAAATGATATAGGTAATTTCTTACGCGGAAGCATAAGTAAGTTGCCCGAATAAATACACTAGTAGGAGTGAACAAACCGATGATAAATGAAAATAGTGGCGTGTATTTACAAGGACACATAAAGATACATAATCCTGAAACAGGAGAAGTTCTTGTTGATAAAAAGAATGCTATACACTACGAAAATATGAGTATAGCACTAGCAGAAAGTTTAGGTAACGCAGGTCAAGGACCTATTGCTGAAATGAGCTTTGGTAATGGCGGAACTAATGTTGATCCTACTGGCATTATTACATACCTTACTCCTAATAGCACTGGTACTAATGCAGGTTTGTACAATCAAACGTTTACAAAAATTGTAGACGACAGAAATAGAAACAACATTGATCCTACTAGAAATAAAATAGAAACTCGCCACTTGAATGGCACAAACTATACTGATATTTTAGTTACTTGTCTACTAGATTACGGCGAACCTAACGGACAGGATGCGTTTGATACTGCTACTGATCAAAATGCACTTTATGTATTTGACGAACTAGGATTACGTAGTGCAAGTTCTACAGGTAATTTAGGAGAAGGACGACTACTTACTCACGTTGTTTTTCACCCTGTGCAAAAGTCATTAAACAGACTAATACAAATTGATTACACTGTAAGGGTACAAAGTCTTAGCGGAGGTAATTCATAATGCCTTATACAGTAAGATTTACAGATAATATCAACAAAGGCGAATTAATTGTTGAAGATAGAGAAATTAATTCCGATACAAGTTTGAGATTTCCTGGTAGACAAAGTACTAGCTATGGACAAGATATTGCAGAAAACTTTCTACATTTGTTAGAAAACTTTGCAAGTGCTAATCCTCCAAGTAATCCAGTTGAAGGTCAAACATGGTATGACAACAGCCCTGGTATTGATCAACTTAAAGTATACGACGGTACAAATTGGGTTGCTAGCGGCGGACTTAAAAGAAGTGACAACCGTCCTGATATTGCAAACAGTGTAAAAGGCGACCTTTGGGTAGATACAGATAACCAGCAGCTATATTTAAACAATGGCGGTGCATGGATACTTGTAGGACCAGAATTTAGCCAAGGTCTTGCATCTGGTATGCGAGCCGAACAAATACTTGGCACAGATGATAGGACATATACTATCTTAGTCATTGATTTAAACAATGCTCCAATTGCAATTATTGCACAACAAGAATTTACGCCTAAAATTAGTATCCGAGGTTTTACAACACTAAAGCCAGGTTATAATTTAAGCACTAGAAATTTTGAAAATGGTGTTCCAAAATACAATGGCACAGCACAAAATGCAGAAAATCTAGTAGTTGGATCTGACAATGTTCCATCTACTTCATTTTTAAGAGGAGACGTTGACAGTACAGGAACAGGTATTCTACGAATTAAAAATAATACTGGTGTAGTTGTAGGTGCAAACGGGCAGTTAGGACTAGGCGCAAGCTCAGAAAGAGCATTACTAAGAAGTAATTTTGCAGGGTCTAGTTTAGACATAGAAGTTAAACCCGCAGGCAGCAACAGTTATTCTACAGCTATTCGTGCAAAAAGTGATTTGACTGTAGGTATAGCAACAGGAGATCCACAAACCACATTAGATGTTAATGGTAGTATTACAGCAAGACAACGTGCAATTATTGATAGTACTGATCTTGCAGACACAGCATTTAATGATGATTATACAAGTGGTGCATTAGTAACATCAGGCGGTGCAAGCATTGCAGGAAATTTAAAAGTTGCACAAGAAGCAACTTTTGCGTCAGATATTAATATAGCAGGTAATATCACAGTTAATTCGGAATTATTGCAAAACCAATTGCCGAGCATAAGCGGATTCAATGAAATATCTGCTACAACTTTTAGAGGAAACTTTATTGGTACAGTAAGTGGAGGCGTCGACGGAGCCGCTAGCACAGCATCTAGATTGACAAGTAAAACAGAATTTAGAATGATCGGAGATGTAAGCTCGGAAAGCTTTTTCTTTGACGGAGCCGATCAGTTAGAAAAAACATTTGACACTACCCTATCTCCTGCTTTTATTACAGATAAACCTAGTGTTACAGAGATACAAAACGGCGACGAAATACTAATTAACAGGACAACTGGTGAAGCAGGGTTGTATAGAATTACACAACAAAATTTAGTTGCAACGGTTCCAAAAAATCCAGTTGGTATGATCGTTCCGTTTGCAGGTCCAATTCCGCCTTTAGGTTGGTTAATATGCGACGGAAGCGAAGTACAAATTGCAGTGGCACCAAAACTTTTTAATTTAGTAGGATATAGCTTTAAGGCTGCGGAATTATTAACCAACTCAAGTGCAACACACTTTGCATTACCAGATTTTAGAGGAAGATTTTTACTCGGTGCAGACAATATGGGAGGATTGCCAGCTAATAGAGTAACAAATATTAATGCAGATATCATAGGCGGACAAGGCGGTACACAAAATAAAACAATTAAGAAAGCAAACTTGCCTGCACACGATCACAACTTACTATCTCCCGGGGGCATACAACACTACGCTATTAGAGATGATCTAGCAGCACCAGCAGATGCAGCAAATAATATTATTGAATTGAGTATTCCTACAGGAGATGTCAATGTTTCCGGTATTCCTTCATCAGGGCAGATTAGAGATGGCGGACCAAACGGAAATGACCAATACAATACCGTAGACGGCGAAGCAGTAGGTGCAGCACTAGACGTTATGCCGCCATATGCAACTATTAACTATATCATATTTGCGGACAATGTTTAAGGAAAAATAAATGGCATACCAGGTAAACAAAACAGACGGAACACTACTAGTAGATTTAATTGACGGCATATTAGATACAGATTCAACTGATTTAAGTCTAGTAGGAAGGAATTACAAAGGTTATGGCGAAGCATTTAACGAAAACTTTGTAAAACTACTAGAAAACTTTAGCAACCCAAACGAACCTACTAATCCGTTACGTGGCCAAATTTGGTATGATACAAGCGAAAACAAATTAAAAGTTTTTGATGGCGAAAGTTTCCAAAGTGCAGCAGGTAGTTATATTACAGAACTAGAACCTGCCGGAGCGATTGTTGGCGACACTTGGTATGATACATCCAAGAGTCAATTTTTCTTGTATAACGGCACAGAATGGATATTAATCGGACCGCAGTACAATAGAAACCAAGGACAAAGTGGTATTTTTGCTGATACAGTATTTGATACAGGTCTACGACCTCGTACTGTTCTTAAAGTATTTGTAAGAGACGCACTACAAGCTGTTATAAGTGGCGGAGAAGATTTCAATCCTAACCCATTGCCTGATAATATTATCAGCGGATTAATTACAGATGATAATCCTGCCGGAACTATCAAGAGAGGTGTAAACATTATACCTAGCGCAAGCGGCGTAATTGACGAATTTAAATTTCGAGGAACAGCACTTAACTCAGAAAACTTGGTCAGTGCTGTAGGCGAGATTATTCCAGAATCGAGATTGTTAAAAAACGACGAAGATGGTGTTGTCCAAGGTAGTTTAGAATTACAAAGTAGTCAAGGATTAACTGTTGGAGTCAACGGCGAAACAAGACATATTATTTCAGGCGGTTATAGTATTGTTAACACTAGAGCAGGACAAGATTTTAACATTATTGTTAACTCCAGTGCAGGTGATTTAACAGACCTATCACAATCAAACGCTTTTATTATTAAAGCAAACACACAACGAGTTGGTATTTTTAACAGTAATCCGCAGTATAATCTAGATGTAACTGGAGATTGCAGAATTACAGGCAATCTTGTTGTTGAAGGAGACAGTGTAACAACTAATGTTGAAACTGTTGAAGTAGAAGATAAAAATATTGTACTAGGTAATGTAGATACTCCTACAGACTTAACAGCAGCAGACGGTGGATTTACACTAAAGGGAGACACTGATAAAACCTTCCAATGGAATGCTAGTGGCGGAAACTGGACATCAAGTGAAAATATTGATCTTGCTCTAGGTAAAACATTTAAAATTAATACAAATGATGTTTTATCTACAACTACTTTGGGTACAAGTGTTGTAAATAGTAATTTACAAAATCTTGGCACATTGGCACAATTAAATGTTGACACAACTAGGATTGACGGTAGCACACTTTCAAGAACAAGTGGTACAGGGTTTACTATTAGTGTAGGTGGCGACATAGTTGTTTCTAACAGCAAAATCACAGGCCTTGCAAATCCTACAGATGCAGGCGATGCAGCTAACAAATCCTATGTTGACACTCAAAATTTAACCCAACGACTTGTGTTTGCTCATGATACAACGGGATGGGGCGGCTCTACAAATGATAATTTAATTACATTGCTAGAAGAACTTTATCCTGCTAGCCAAGCTGCCAACGGTAAAGAAGCTAGGATTGCATGTACATTCTATGGAACGCAAACAAGTGATCCTATCAACGTTGCAGGATCAACCAATGTAACAACAGTTGATGTCGAACCAGTAGGCGGAGTAGGCGATCCAGTGACAGTTGTACAAGGTGTAAACTTACCAACTGCACTTACAACAACAGTAACACTTTCAGTTTCTAGGGAAACAAGAGCATTTATAATTAGTAACGGTTCATGGATAGTAGATACAAGCCCTGCTCCATAATCGAATAAATACAACAGTAGACATATTAGGGGAAGCACACGATGGCTTATCAAATTGATAGATTTAATAGAACTCCGCTTACAACAGTAGAAGACGGGACTCTAGACGAAACAACAGACATCAAGTTTGTTGGTAAGAACTATGCAGGATATGGAGAAATTCACAACGAAAACTTCTTGTTCTTGCTAGAAAATTTTGCAGGCGCAAACGAACCGCCAAAACCAGTTAGTGGTCAAGTTTGGTATGATGCAGGCTCTGACAGAATGAAGTTTAGAGACAGCAACAATAGCTGGAGAACAATCGGCGGCGCTGAAACTAGTGCAACACAGCCTGCAGGGCTTGCTGAAGGCGACTTTTGGTGGGACACTGCAAATGATCAACTATATGTCTATAACGGTACAGAATTTATCCTAATTGGTCCACAAGGCGCAGGCGAAAACCAAACACAAATGGTAAGCCGCACTGTACTAGACACTAATGATGTTGCAAGACCTGTTATTGTTAGTATTGTTAATAACGTTCCAATCACTGTTTATTCCCCAACAGAGTTTACTATCAAGAGCGTTAGCGGAAACACTATCGAAGGCTTTACAACAATTCGTCAAGGTGTAACCCTAAAGAATACTGAAAATGCTACAGGCGAAACATCTACTGATTACAGATTCTGGGGTACTGCTACTGATGCAGACAGACTACAAGGATTTTCAGCAGGAGATTTTGTAAGAACAGATAGCCCAACATTTGCACAACTTATCGAATCTGATTTAGGTATACTTGTAAATAGTGTGTTTAGTTTTGCAGTAGAACCAGGAGCTGGCGGTGATCAAAACTACGGTGTTATTAAAAACATCAGCGGTGCAAACAACGATATAAAATTTATAACTCTAAACGGTCAAAGCCAAGAAACACACATGATGTCTTTAAATGCTACAGGCTTAGAACCAGGTGCAACAGACACTTTTGATATTGGTGTAAGTTCGCAAAACAGATGGAATAACGTTTGGGCACAAAATTTTAGAGGTACAGCGGATAGAGCCCTAGAGATTAGAAATGGCAATAGCGGCTCTGCATACACATATGCTACAGACGCAGGTATACAAGGCACAGTTGCAGTAAGAACAAGCGATAATAAACTAGTAGCTGATATTTTTGAAGGTACTGCTACAAGTGCAAGATTTGCTGACTTGGCAGAAAAATATACCACAGCAGAAACACACCCTGTAGGCACAGTTATGTATGTGTGCGAAGATGTTGCACATGAAATTGCTCCTTGCATGCTAGATAGTTTTCCAGTTGGTGTTATATCAGAAAATCCAGCTTACTTGATGAACAGCGAAAGCGAAGGACAGGCAATTGCACTAGAAGGTCGTGTTCCTGTAAGAGTTATAGGTGAAGTTAGAAAAGGTCAAATTGTTTATGTAGATGCAGACGGAACTGCAAGTACAAGATATAATGGCAATCCTAGAGTAGGTGTAGCATTAGAAACTAACCTAGATAGATCAGAAAAACTAGTTGAGTGTATTCTTAAGCTATAATTACTTAAAAATAACGAGGATAGAAAATGGCCATAGCAATTAGTAACATAATTGACGCAGATGATTACAACGGTATTAGAAATAAAATTTTAAAAGTTTTAGGCGACGACGGTGTAAATCAAAAAATAGGCTATGGCCGAAGCCTACAAAGTAGTGCCAGATCAGCAGGTGATATAGTTACATCTGCTGACATGGATAATTTATTCGAAGATCTCAAAACCATAAGACAGCATCATTTAGGACTTGCTGTTACAAATCCTAGTTTTGTGTGGAGTTTAAATAATGCAGATGCACTTAACTCTCCTGACTCGGGAGAATTCATTGGTGCAGAAGCTGCTGACATAGGTGCCGGCGGCACAAGTGCAGATGCAACAGCAGACGAAGGCGAAGGTTTTGTAGATTTTGATGGTGTTGCCGCAGATGCACAAGCATTTGCTATAAATTTTCCTACTAGTTTTCCTGGCGCAGGAAGTTTTACTATTGACAATCTTGTAACAGACCCTAGAACTACAGATTGGTCAACAGAAATAAATCATGAAACAACTATACGCTGGAGCAGTGCTGATGCAAGACGATATTTCTTTAATGCAGGCGGACGCCTAAGAATTAGTGCAAGTTTAATTGGCGGCAATAGTGTAGCCGGAGACCAAACTACTACATATCCAGCTGATCCTGCATATGAAAAAGATGAAATTTGGCAAACCATGCTCAACACAATGGGCACAATTACATTTGGTAGAGACGGAACAACTAACACAGGTAGCGGCACTGCTGCAACAGCAGTTGGTAACTATCAAATGACAACAAGTGATCAAGTGCTTTTTACAAAAAGTGGTAGTGGTGTTTATGCAGAAAACTTCTACGAAATAAAAGCAAGAGAAGTTGACTCAAGAAGTATACGGTTTACTATTAGATTTGTAGATGCTGACACAGGTGATGATAGAACACCCTCCGATCCGTATCCAAATAAAGTAGACGAATCAATTACAGGTGATATTTATAGTGTAATAGAATCAGTGACACCCGATGTATTTTTAGGTATACCTGCCCCTAGTGCAACATATGACACTTCACTAGAAGGAAGTACACCTGCAAATTCATACAGTCTAAGTACAGATGTAACAGAAGTTAACGAAGGCGGAACTTTTGACGTTACACTTGGTACTACAGGAATACCTAATGGCACGAATGTAGCGTACACTATCACTGGTGTAACAAGTGCAGATATCGATGGCGCAAGTTTGACAGGTAACTTTAACATCCAAAGTAACACAAGAACTATTACATT